AAGGTCTTTCATCCAAGGCTCACCTGACACCTCTTCAGGACTAACATTATCGGATAAAACACCATCATCTGAATTAGCCGTTTCTACGGGTTCAGTGATTTCTTCTTCTGACATAAAACCTCCTATTTTTTTCTGACATCACGATTATTATAATTATCGATCCTAGTCTGGATCTGCAAGAAGATCGAACGCTGCCCCTCCTTGTAAGCCGTCATGTGCGTATCGGCATCAAAAGAAGAAACGTCGTGGTAAACAGTTCTTAATAAGTCCAGCACTTGCTCACCATAAGGACCAGCAAAAGTTCTGTAAAAAGATTCGTCAATAGCCGCCTCTGAATCAGGCAACTCCTGCTGGAATTTGACTTTGGGTGCCACCTAGTATTCCTCCTCCCTGTTCACCAAGCACCTTCAATAACGGTGCGGCTTTGCTCATGGAATCCATACCTTCCTGCTGTTGCTGACCTTCTTTTTCAGCCTGAGCCGCTTGCGCTTTCTCAGCCTGAATCTTCTCGGTATCTGCCTTGCTTCTTACAACCTCGGGCGGAACGCCCATAAGCGGAGCTGCGAACCGAGAAGCTTCCTGAAGATTCTGAACATCAAGCACACCAGGATCGGCTGAAGAAAACTCTACATTCATCTGCGACCAACGCTGGATCGCCTGAACCTGAGCCAATTTCTGAGCTCGCGCCAACTGGCCTGTATAAACAATATCCAATGTGTCCAACCCGTCCAACTCGCCTGGCGGTTCGCTAATCGCCTGAGTACGAACCATGATAGCCGCACAACGCTCAAGCATCGGACCCAAAACCTCTGACTCGAATCTGGAAACAGTAGGACCAAGCAAACGCTCGATCTCGCCACGAACAGTAATAACCTCCTCGGCGGTCATAGCCTTCCCCCGAGGCAGATTCAACTGATCCACTAGATACATGTCTTTTATGCCTCTGATCAAATTCTCCGCAACGAGGGAAGACAAGTTCAACCTTAATTCTGACGGCATCGTGCGAACCTCTCTCGGGTTACGAGAGTAGACAATCGCATTCGGAATCATCTGAACCGTGCCGACAAATCCTTCTTCACCAGATAAAATAGGTGGGTTAACAGCTTTCTGTAATCCAATTAATTCCTGTCTTCTTAATTCATTCAAACTCAATATATCTGCCATCGCCACAGCCGCAGGACCACGACCTCGATCCTCGCCAGAAGCTTTATCCCATCGACCCACCATGTACGGAAACTCGTTATAAGCCATCGTTTCCAAAACCACCTTGTCCTCCTCAAGCATATCGAGGGAAGTAAAAGGCATTTTAGATTGAAGGGATTTAGGAATGTCCCTGGAGGGACAAACGCAACTGACCATCTTCACCGCATCGTCAGGCGACTTCTCAAGCTTACGCTTATACTTGCCGGGAATCTTTGCCTTATCAAAACGCTGGAACAACTGACGTACAGTAAAGTCGTAATCCCTGAAAACAGTATCAACCAATCCATGATCATCCTCCGCAAAAACATAAGAGCTGATAGGCAACGCTCTAAAATTAAATCCATTGAACCCAGGTTTTTTTAATCTCGACTCTTCCAGATAAAGGCAAACAGTCGCGAAAGAATTAAAGTCAGCATAGATTTCGTTTATCACCGAGTAAAAGTTAGATTGAGCCAAACCAGCAAAGACAGCCACGTTCAACTCACGCAACCAGTTCTTCACATTAACATTCTTATTAAGCGCCGAAAAAGGACTCGACTCGGGAATAGAAAACCCGAACCACTCAATCGCCTTTGGCGTTAGAGTATCAGCCATAATCAACGCCAGCGTATTACTCGCAGACGGAGCCGTTGAATCATAGTGATCATTACTCAACTGCCCTGGTGTCCTGAACGAATCAATCGATTTCTTTCTCGGGCGAATATATCTGGCAATCGAAGAATAGAACGGTTCCCATTCCTGACGCTCTTCCACCTTGGCATCACGCCTTTTCAACATCATCTTTACAGCATCTTCATTTCCCATAATCATATCCTATGAAAGAGTATCTTCAGATATCCGCCTATTCATCAGCAAAGACGCACCCTTAGAATGCTTGGTAGCCCTTTTCGGTAAATTTCTGACCCTTGAATGTTTCTTCACAACACTCTTCGCACCATGCGCCTTTTTGCGAGAAGAACGAGCCAAAAGTACTTTCTTTTTTAACGGTTCCCCATAAGTTTTTAAAACATATTGGCCTATAGCCTTCGAACTAATCATAGTAGTTTACCTCTACCCAAGAGTTTGAGATGATGGAGCCGAACCTGTCAAAGAAGCTCCAAACGCAGGAGCCTTACTTGTATCCCCTTTAACTCCTGCATGGACAAGCGATTGTCTGCCACGCTTACGCGCCGCAACACGGGCAAGTCTTTTGCGCCTTTGCGCTTGTTCTTCATCATCTACTGGTGGCGGGGGAGCTGGCGGTGGAGGAGGACTCGGCGCACTACCGCCGAACTCATTCAACGACTTCGCAAAAAGCTTGAAAACATCTTGTTCATCTAAAATCATAATTAACCTCCAAAAACTGAATAGGTGGATGTTGCAACTGGTTGATAACTGTCCTGATTAAAATTCCTGTAATTTTTAGCCAGTTCCATAAAAGCATCAGCTCCGTTAGAGCTCCAATCGTGTACTGGCTGAACACGAAAGGTCTGGCGCTTATCGTCAAATTCCTTATGGTAACTGCGTAAACAGGCTATACCCTGTTCACACTTTTTCCTGTCAAACCAGACCTTAGGAAGCAATCGGCGAGCCGCGTCAATCGATTCTTCTTTAGCCAGAACCTTCTTACCGACGCTGAAATTAATGCCCAGTGATCTGGCAGCTGCACGACGACTTTTCCCAGTCGTAAATTCTCTTACTTCAATATCATGCGGAGCCGTATGATGTCCATAAGAATAACCATGTTTATGTCTTAATTCTGACAGCATACCAGCATAGTAAGAAAGACCTTCACCGCTATTCTCGTAATAATTAATACACCGAACCTCGTCACCATGCGACTGGGTAAACCAGATCGAGGTGGCATCATTCACGCCAAGGTCCCACCAAGTGTCTACTGGCAACGCTGGCTCGAACGGCACCTGCGTGATTCTACCATCATCTTCCGCCCTGCGCATCTCGACAGAAAAGTACGCGCCTGGAATCGCTGATTCAAAAGAGCAGAAATACTCCTGCTGAATCATCTCCTCGACCATGCCCTCGCGGCGTTCTGCCTCAATGTCATCAGGCGAAACGATGTGACTGCCATCAGCACGCCGAGTCTCGTCAACAGTAAGCATGGAGCAAAACCAATCTTCTTCTTCAAGACCCACCTGATAAGTCTTATACCCATGGTTCTGACCACGGGGTGTATAAATAAACAATGCCCATCCGCCGTTCTCCCTCAAGATGGGGCGAAGCAGATCCCAGACACGCGGATTCATAATCGCCCATTCTGAAAAGATCAAGCCCACGGGATTCGTGCCAACCAGCCAATCCAATCCCATGTCAACACCAACCAGTTGGTAATAGGAACCGTTACATAAAGTAATCTTCATATCGGTTTCATTCTTACCAACAGCAACTCCAGGGGGGAAGTGATCCATGTAACGAAACCCGTCACGATCAATTCCATCCCACATAGCCTTTCTAGCCTGTCTCGCCGTAGGAAACAAGTGAAAATAACCGCCCACTCTCTGCAACGCCATCTTGGCACAGAGATTAAGTGCGCTTTTATCTTTTCCCGAGCGTCTGTGCCACACGCATACGGCTCGCGTTACGCCAGCATCAAACGCTTGGAACAACGGGAGTTGGTAATCCCTCGGCGTGTAATTGTACGGAATCTGCATCATGGTGATAGTTTAATACGTTAATAACAACCTTGCCTTCACTGGAATCAGATACAGATTCTTTCTGCAACTGTTTTGCACGCCATTCGTAGAACTTCGCCGTATTCTTCGGATTGAACCTAGCCCATTCAAGAAACCCTTCATGCCCTCCCAGCCGCTCGTACACATAATCGAAAGAAGCGGTAATGGCAGATTTCCTGTCAGGCAAATCCACAGCCTTGTTATCCACGGCATTCATAGTCTTATCCCATGCCCTGTTCTCCTTACGGGACTGGTTCATACGATCCGCAGACTTCAACATCTGGTCGAATTTCTCACCGTTAAATAGTTTCTTCATTCAAATATCCATTTCAAAGAAGGTTCTTCAGGCCTGACAGTACGCTCATGAATCAAATCAAGCATTAACTCGATATCAGATGGTTTCGGACGCTTATCATCATCCCAAAACCGATCATAAACTTTTTTATAGTCCTTAAACTTTACTTTTGGCATTTCTCCCCATTCAGAATATCCATCTGGCATTCATACTTATCGATCACATGGTTCAACTTAACAATATGTTTCGTCTCGCGGATATAATCCGCATCCGTCAAACACCACATCTTCCCACGTTCAGTCTCATCGGAAAGATAAAGCACTTCCTCGGGAAAATCAGAGGGACGATCAAGAATTCTTCCTACGCCTGCGCCTGAGCTTGCGCAGCTTACGAGCAGAGTCAACGGAATCAATAGAATCAAGTTCCTCAGCCTGCTTTTCGCGCATACCTGAAAACTCTTTATTAATTTTAGCATTTTTATCCCTTATAGAAACAAGATCAACAGCGCGAGCGGAGTCAATGCCAGCTTTACGACCCCAGTAAACTGCCAGAAGTATCGAGGCGACCAACGCCAAGGCGAGGATCATCCCGAGCATCATTTCTTATCGTCCTTATTCTGATCTTTGAAAATATTAAGCGCCCCAAGGTTCAAACCACGCATAACCATATTAAGCATCGGGGTCATCTTGCCAAACCAGACATCATCGATCTTGGTCGGCGTCCAGAACGTAATTACCTTGCACAAGGCTACAACGGCTAACAATGCCTGAGCCCATATCGGGAATCCGTCCATCATCTTGAGTAAAGCGTCCATTTTTATCTCCTTTAAAGATTAATCATTATTTCTTATTTCGTCTTGCTTTTTTCGTTATATTCTTTATCATCGTAGCCTTATTTTTCGCAGACTCAGAAAAGATCTTATTCACCTCGCCTAAATCTTTTGACTTTAATCGTCCAGACTCGAAATTTTTGGCAAGCTCACTCTTTTTAAACATAGTCCTTCTTTCGACAAAATTTGCCTTGTTACGATGAAACTG